GATGCCTCCTGACGGCATGGGGCGCTCAGCGGCGCTATCAGGAGGCTCTCGGCCTTCAGGTGATTCAAGGTCCCGCACCGGGGACACTTGATTTGGATTTGATCGAATTGGCCGGCGCGGGCCAGCAGGCGGTTGCAGCCGCCACAACGTATGTCTTTCATCCTCTGCAAAGCCTTTTCAGTTTTGCTAGGCTCGCCCAGCTCTCGCGAGAGTGGGAGGGCCTCGGTTGGCTTGCAGGCTGTCTCTGCTGGTCGACGCCTCGGACGGGAGTTGCCGCTCCCCTACGAGGCGCCCTCTCTTTACTCCGAGGGAAGTGGATACCGCGCCTTGATCGCCTGCACGGCCGCGACCCATGCCGCCAGATCCGGCTCGGAGCCAGCGGCGATGGCGTCAAACTCGGCCTCCAGGCGCAGCGGGTCAGACTCGGTGCGATAGGCCTGGCGGCGTAGCTCCTTGACCTCGGCGAGCACATCATCCGGGTGGAACGCCAGGTCGCCGACCGGGACGCCAGCGAGTGCTGCGGCCTCGTCCAGCGTGCCATCCCATTCCGCGAAGAACTCGCCTTTCAGTAGAACTCGTTTCATGGTCATGCGCTTGCTCCGTTGATTGTCAGGATGGGTGCAACGTGGATACCCGGATCGACGAGGCCACCGAACCACGCCGGGCATGCAAACGCGATCTGAGCCCCTGCGGATGCGTAGATGTACGGACACGCGTTGTCATAGCCGTTATATGACTGCATCGAGAATCGCAGATGCACCCATTGGCCTGCCGGCAGCACAACCCCTGGAGCAGCAACAGCGCCATTGATCCAAAGGCGATGGGTCGTATAAGGCGCCGACGAGATATGAGCTGAGCCGCTTTCGACTCGCAGCCACATGACCACCGTCGCCCACGCGCCCGCGTTGAAAACTGTCTTACTGCCGTTGGAGCAGCACAGATAGCGCGTAACCCCATCCGCGCCGGCCGAGCCGGTTGTTGTCTGCGATCCCGCCGTCAGAACGGTGGTGAAGAACTCGACGCCGTACCTTGAAACCGATGTCCAGGTGCGGCCCATTGCCGTGAGAAGTGCCTGTACCCTCGCATTGAGCGCCGGCCCCGCCCCGCCGTTCGTGCTGTTGTCGAACGAGAACTTGCCCCCATCTGCGAGGGCCGCGCCGTTCCAGCCATTGATGAAGGTGCTTGGAGTCCATGACGTTGTGAACATCGTATTCAGCGGATTGGCTGCGGTTCCCGCGAAGCGCCCCATGTCGGGCATCAGGTTCATGAACGGCAGAACGTTGAGTGCCGACTTCGCGGCAGATCCCAGCTCAGTCCAGGCGCCGCTTTCGCGGGCATATGCCTTTCCGTCGCTAGGCGCGTCCGACATACCGCCCACCAGCTCAGTCCAGGCGCTGCCGGAATACTCGTAGGTCTTGACCTGGCCGCTCGGCGTCGTCTCGTTCGCAACCTGCACCCGCCAGCCCAGTCGTGGCGGCATGTACTCCCAAATGGGCGTCGTCGCACCCGTTGCCCACCAGCGTGCAATTCGGTTCTGGTTCGCGCCGCTGCCGGTGAAAATGTAAGTGTCGCCCTCGGCCTGGCCGCTTGTGGGCAACGAGGCGACGCGCCCCTTGACGACCGGCTGGCGGAGGAAGTCGTCCCAGCGCCACATCCGAATCAGATCGCTGTAATGCCCTTCTCCCGGCAAGCCATTGATCAGCAGGCCGGTATTCGGTCCCATATAAAGAGTCATTGTGCTACGCCTCCAAGTTCCTCGCCGAGGCGGAAGCCAAGGCCGTGTCGTTCGATTGTGATGTCGTGCTGCTGCCAGCTCTGCAGACCGTCGCGAACGATGAACAGCACGATGCGCAGCACCGGCAGCAGCCCGTGCGCTATGTCGTCCTCGACCGGGTAAGTCCAGGTCGTGCCGGTGAGGCCGGTGTACGACTTCTTCAGGCTTGTGCCGCTGTAGATGCTCAGCGTGTATGTCGTGCCAGCCTCCAGCGAAATGCTGCTCGCAGACGAGTCAACCAGTTGGTCGGCCTGCAGCAGCCGGTTGCGGTGCGCCCAAGACACGGTCAGCACACCGTAGGTCTTAGTCGGATACGCAACACCGCACACAAGCACGCGGCCTGGCGCATAGGGCCGCGCCTGGCGCTGGTTCATTCGCAGTGAGTCGACCGGTGCCAGGTTCTCTGCGAGCGTCGCCGAGCTGGTACGGCTCAGCAGCTTTACTTGCACCGTCTCGCCGGTCACGTACTCACGCGTGTCCTCAGCCGTCCAGTCTTCATAGAACCAGATCAGCGCGCCGGCCTCATGCGGCGCTGGCAGCGTATCGACACATCCCCGCGCGAGCACCGCGGTGCCGGCCGCGGCGTTGATCGCGTCGACGCGGAAGATCTCGTCATCGATCATCGCGGCCGAGCCCACCTCGACGAGGTCAAGATCAACCCCTTGGACAAGCGTGACGCTGACGCTGGTCAGGCCCCGGCCGATATCTGCTGAGATCGTCGCGACCGGGCAGAAGTCGCCGGACGTCCGCTCGTCGAATGGTGCAGACCCCACGCGGCTGAGCAGCGCGTAGTTCATCTGCAGGCCGGACGGCCGCATGCCCACCACGGCGAGGACACCCGTCTCGGGCTGCAGTTGGGCGAGATCCGCATCGCTCAGTGCCGCCGCGAGGTCGCGGTACGGCGCCTCGATGAGCCGGCGGGTCGCAATGACCCGCGGGGTGCGGTCGGGCGGGGTCCAGTTCGGCGGCTGGACTGCGGACGTCCCGGCTGCCGGCAGTCCGAACACGTCTTCCAGCGCGGTGATGGCGATGGTGCCCTTCGTGAGGGTGCCATAGTCGATCTTGCCGGCCCTCAGGACGATCAGTTCGATCCCGCGCTTCCGGCTGCGAACGCAGAACACGTCGCCAGGGTTCAGCGCATATGCGCGCCGATCGAGCCGCACCTGGAGCTTGCGGATAGCCGACGTCGACACGTTGCAGTCGCGCGCCGCCACCCTGCCGGCCAACTCGCCGGTCGGTAGGCCCGGATACTCCTTCGTCGTCGTTATCACGCCGCCGGCCGCGCGGATCGCGCCGGCATTCTTCGCACGGGCACGCCGGTCGGTGTTTGTGATGGGGTCATGCCAGACGACGACGAACTGGTTCGCCGTGCCGTCGAGCGATGTGATGCTGTCGTCGTCGATCCCGAGCAGCCCGCTGTCCTCATCGAATACGGGCAGCGTCGCGACGTCGTAGTCGTCACGGATCAGCCGCAGCGTCCAGAGTCCGGTCGATCGAGAAAGGAACTGGGTGGCACCGATGTGATCCAGGACGGTCTGCTCGAAGTTGTCCAGCTCGTCTGCCACGCGAAACTTGAGGCACAGACCAAAGCCCTCGGCGAACAACGTATCTGCGGCCGTGCGATACGACGCCTGGTCCAGCAGGCCGCGATCCTTGCCCCGGCCCCAGTCGCGGTTGGTCTGGCACTCGAACAAGATGTGAGCGGGGTTCATCGCCTTCACCTGGTCGCCGGCCAGGCTGATCACTGCTTTCTCGGGATACCAGGTTCCACCGTCCCATCCGTTGAGCGCTCGTCGCCACCGGCTCATCCAGGCCTTCGGGTACCTGTTCATCGCGCAGAGTTGCCCGTCGAAGAAAGCAGTGGTGACGCCGCGGAACGCAGGCACCAAGCCACCCACCATCGCCGCCAGGCGAGGATTCACCGGCTGCCCCGGGGCGCCGAACATGACGTCCAGTGGCCCGGCGATGCCACCCTCGGCCTTATCCCCCCCGAACAACTCACCGGCCTGGATCTGGATGGTCTGGTTACTCATCACCGAACCCTTCCAAGCGGTACGGTCACCGGCCTTGATCTCGACCATTTCGTCCAGCGGACCTCTCGCAAACCCCATGAGAATACCCATGTAGTAGCGGTAGCCCATCGTTTGCGCTTTGCTACGGCCGCCCATATCCCGCCTCCGCACGTGCGTGGTTGACCAGGCGCACGGCCAACTCGTCTCCGGTAGCCTCAAGCACCGATGCCGGCACTCCCTCCGCAACGAACCGGTGCCAGTCCAAGCCATGGGCGTTGAACCAGGCACGTGCGCCGGATACGCAGTAGCCCGGTCGGCTGGTCAGCCCTGGCACACTGCGCAGATGCGCTGTTGTGATGATCAGATCCGTCACTTCTTCGACCCTTTCGATTTGACTGCCTTCGTCCGCTCGTTACCGGTACCGAGGACGATCCAGTCCTCGATCCACACATCGCCGAAGATCACGTAGTGGCCGGTGCCGTCCTCGGTCTGCGGAAGATCTTCGGAAGTCAGCGCCTCCGGTTTCGGCTTCGGCGCTTTCGCAGAAGTAGCGCTGCTGATCAGATACGATGCGACCAGAATCGCGATTTGCACCCACATGGATGACTCCTACCACCAGGGATTACCACCAGGGATCGCCGTCGAACGGCGACTTGCCCGGAAGAAACGGCACTGCACCGCAGTTCGGCGTGTTGTCGAACTTATCGTTGCAGGTCTGAATGAGCTGGTCACAGCCAGGGAACGCGACAGCCCGAGTACCAGGAGCCAACAGCGAGGTGCCACCCACCAGGACCAGGCGGTTGCCGGTGTGCTGCTGGATACCACGCTGCTCGATCACTCCCTGGCCGCTGTCCCACTCGACGTAGCCTCCGCGGAACCAAGCATCGGGGTAGCCGCCGATCGCGTTGCCGGCCCCCGTCACGCTGTTGCCATCACGCAACTCGACGGTGAACGGCACGCGGTATTGCTCGCGGTCTGCCCGGCAGTTGTGATCGAACACCGTGTAAGGGCACTCACGTCCCCATGCGAGGCTGATCGATGTACGCGGTTCTGTTCCGAGCAGCCGGCACTTGATCTGCACCCGGCTGTCGGCCGGCCAGTTCACCTCGTCGATCCTGCCCATCCACACCACAAGCCCCTGCGGTTCGTTCCAGTGGATGTCCCAGACGGTCAGTGTTGGAGCCTTCGATGGCCGAGCGCCCCGGTACAGCTGCGCGACTTCCAAGTCGCTCGGGCCAGTAACCGTCATGATGTCGGCGCTGACCTGGCCGGTCATGCGCCGTCCATCGTCGCTCACAGGCCGCGCCCGAAAGGTCATGTTGTTTAACTCGATGTCTCGATTCGCTGTTGTGTAGGTCCAACGGATCGGGCCGAGGCGGAAGTCGTACAAGCTGATCGCCTGGCCATCGGCGAGCGACCGCTCGCGATCACTGAAGCTCATCGCGTACTCCTCGGAACACCGTGCTGGCTGTGCTGATGCCGTCGGTGTCGGTTTCGTGGGTGATCTGCACGCTGTCGCTGTCTTGCCGGCAGAGGGTCATGAACGAGATGCGCGCAACGTCGCTCGGCCGGACAACTGTGCCGAGCGCGCTGTCGATCGCCATGCGCTCGACGTCGACGTTCAGCTCGCTGACGTCGAGGATGCGCCGATGGAAGACCTGCCCGCCGTACAGCTCGATGCGGATATCACGCCGGCCGGGCGCATCAGCCCTGAAGAACCTCGCCAGGCCAACCAGCTCGACATCGAGGACGGAACTGGTCGCAGCCACCGTGTCGACCAGCACCAGGTCGGCGGCATGGGTCGGAATCCAGATCGCTTTCTGCCTACCGCGCAGGGCATACAGCAGGCTGCGCAGCGCCGCGTGCTCCTCGCGGCCCTCGGTCTGCCAGCGGAAGCCATGCACCGGGAACCCTATTCCAGCCTGGTCACTGAACTGCGGCAGCCCTGTCTCGTTGTCCAGGACATCAATCAGGCGCTGGTACGACACGGACAAGTCTTCGGACTCCTCGGGCCGCTGCTCGAGCACAGGCCAGCCCCGGTACGTTGTCGAGGGCATGACCTCCGGCCAGTCGCTGCTGTCCATCACCAGGAACCGCGCTTGTGCGCTGTAGAGGGTGTCGGTCAGCCGGGTCAGCGCCGGTTGCTCCGTCAGCTGTGCGGTGCGAATGGGGTACAAGCGGGAGCCGGCCGGCCAGCGCCGCTGAACCGGGCGCGCAAGCTGAATGGCCGACGCCGCCAGAGCCTGGATCTCCACGACCTCGTACTCGAATGCTGACTCACCGCGCAGCAGCGCAAGGCCGCCGGCACGGAAGTCCCGCCAGCGCGTATCGCACTCGACCGTCTGCGCGCCGGCCGCGGTGACGCTTGCCAGCAACTGGATGTCCGGCCACACCGGCAGCGCCCAGATTCGCCCGCCCCAGCCGGCCAAGCTGAGATCGAGGAGCACGCGCTCGCGCCCCTCCGCGTAGAACTCAGCTTCGAATGAACGCCGGGGTGACAAACGCAGCGATCGCCGTTGCTCGACTCCCGACGTGCTGGTCAGCAGCTCGGTCAACCACTCCAGTGACTCCTGCACGCCATCAGCCCAGTCCGGCGCAAACGGCCACGCGGTGATCCGGTTTCCGGTAATGACCAGGATCAACGGCTGTTCGTCCTGCAGTTGCCAGACGATGCGCGCGTCCACTACCGGCGGTCCATCGGTCGACACGGCCACAGTCCAGATGCGCTCCTGCAGCGCCGCGAACGGCAACGGCGGCGACGGCTGGCCGGCCAGGCTGATGCCATCGGCGTCCTCGCGATCGATCTGCGACAGGGTGCGGGGCGTGAAGTGGGCGTTCCAAACTGAGACGGGACGTTCCTGCACGCTCACGACGTTCCCCAGATCCAATCGGCCAGGGATCAGCCACAGGCGGTTGTAGTAGTTCTCTTCCAGAGCGCTTTGGTGGACAGCCTGGTACGTCGAATGGATCACCTCTACCGGCTGATGCGCCGCGTAGGCGCCGGCCCAGGTCGAGGCGCTGGCCGAGCCCAGGGTGATGTCCTGGTTCAAGCCCAGAGCGGAGATGTTCGGGGTGATGCCGGCAACGACCGCTTCGACCGGCCGAGGTACCTGAAATCCGGGGAAGGTCGCCATTTCTACTCGACCACCCGGAATGCATAGCCGACCAGCGCGCTGGTGTTGCCGAAATCGTTGGCTGTTCCGCGCTGCAGCAAAGGGAAGACGCGCCATGTGTCGGTTCCGATGGTGATCGAGTCCCCAGGCGCGAGGAAGTCCATCCGGCACAGACCGAAATCGGGCGCTTCGCCGATGTACCTCGAACGCTGCTGAGCGCCGAACGCATAGATGGCGCACGGCACCACGTTGGTCGAGCTGTTCAGCTCGTTGGCGCTCGCGTCGATCAGCCCCACGTCGGGATGGTACTGACTGCTGTAGTTTCCGCGACCGGGGCCGACGACGCGCCGGGAGACGTTCGTTGTGTAGTCGAACGGCAACCAGTCCGGCGATGGGCTACCGTCGAGGCTGTCTAGCCGCAGCATGCTGCCGCCGCCGCTGTATCGAATGTGGTAACCATCGAATGGATGCGATGACCAGTTGTTTGTGAGCGCCTGGCCAGAGCTGTAGAGGAACGAGCCGCAAACATACTGGCCGCCCGTATAGCCGACGCCACGCTTGTTGAGGGAGCCGATCATCACTGGACGAAACTGACCGGCAGCGATTTCGACGTGCAGGTGCAGATAGGCAGCGGTGGCGAACAGGTGATAGCGCGTGAATGGCCCGGCGCTGAGCTGCGCTATGGTTGCTTCTTTCGACGAATACGGGTTGTTCTGCACCGAGTTACCGGGCTGCGCGTTCCACGCCAGCCCGTTGTCGAACCCCGTATTGCCCGCGATCTGAAACTGATTGGCTCCGGCATTGAATGACCAGTACCCATCAGCGTTGTGACAGATCCATTCCGATGCCGACGCGCGGTCGGTGACCCAGCCGAGCGACTCGGCGTGGACGCGCACCTTGGCGAGCAAGTCGGCCGGGTTGTTCGCTGTTCCTGTGAAATAGGCCATGTCAGTCCTTCCTGATCGCGTAGAGCCAAGGGTTACCGCTACGCCAAGCGGTTTGGAAAACGACGTGGTCCACTCCGTCCTCGACAATCAGGTCCTCGGCGCCGGAGTTGAGCGTTGGCACGTAGAAAGCGCCGTCGAAGTCACCGAGGTACCGGCGTCCCTCGGTTTCGCGGGTGACGAACTGCAAAGCTTTCAGCGGGAACTTTCCGAATGAATCCCGCAGTTGTTTGACCACGGTGTCACTGCTGCCCGCATAACGGCCGCAGCCCAGCGGGAGGAGCGTCCGATTGCTGTAGTCGGACTCGTTGGCAGCCCCTCCTTCGACAGTGAAACCGAGCCAGCGCCCGGCGGGATCGCGGAGATAGCAGCTGCGCTCGTAGGGGCTGCTGATGCCCCTGTGCCGGTCGGTGACGTCGGACCAGCGCACAGCGACGTCCCCGCGATACGACCCCACGACAGCCAGCGGATACGGGAACTGCGACGGCGGACAGGGTGGCAGGATGAAGCCGGCGCCGGCAGACTCGTAGATCGTCGAGACTTTCACGACGACCCAGAAGCGTCGGCCGTTGGCGAAGAACCAGTAGGGCATCGGCTGGTTCCAGGCAAGCAGCTGTACTCGCGGGCTGTAGTTGACGAACGCCGTCCAGAAGTCACCACCCGGCGGCAGCGCGCCAGGATTGAACGCGGTACCGCCCATCAGCCGGACGTTGTAGTAGTCGAGCGCGGTGTCGCCGTAGGACTGGACTCCCATGAAGATGCTGTCTTCACCGCCGAGGCCAGGCGCCCGCAGGGTCACCTGGCGAATCGCGATCGCCGTCCCAGATGCTGGAATGGTGTTGTCGAAAACTTTCTCGTAGGCCTGGCCCGCCGCGACGAGCGTCGGGTTGGCGGTGAGGAACTGGACGAGTCGTTCGACCAGGTCGGCGTGGTTCGCGGCTGTGCCGAATTCGGTGGCCATCAGTTGATTCCCAGTAGTTGACGGAATTTCTGCGGGTCGCGGCTGATGTGCAGAACCATTGCCTCGTCGCCGTAACGACCTGCCATCACATCACCGATGCGGCTGGGGTCGTCGACCAGGTAGAAGTTCTGGTTGTTCTTCAGCGTCGCGCTGAGGTTCTTTGCGGGCTCCTGCAGGCGCGATGCAGAAAGGCCCGGAGCAGGCATTGCGGGCGCGGGAATGCTGGCTATTCCGCCCGTCGCGTGGCGCACAGCACCGGACCAGTCATGTAGTGCCGCCCAACCGCGCTTGTTGATGTCCAGGAGCAGCGGGGTCATGCCAGGCTGGGTTGCGGCCGCGGCCCTGATGACGACCTCCTGATCCGAAAGCCAGGCAGGGATGCTGTCGCTTGTTGGAGTCCCAGGGCCGCGCACCTGCCCGCCATCGGCGAACCCGAACATGCTTGTGATCGAGGACCACCACCCGCTACCACCGGCAGCCGCACCGGCCGCACCGGCACCACTGGCAGCGGCACCTGCCCCCTTTACCCCATTCGCCAGAGCCAGACTCCCGGCGGCACTCTGTAGAGCAGCTGCGCCAGTAACCAGCGTTCCTCCGGCCGCAGCCAGAGCCCCCGCAGCCGATGTCACGGCCGCGGCTCCCGTTACCATGCTGGTGTCTTGCTCACCTTGGCCGAACAGACTCATGAGTCCTGCGGTAGCCTTCTGGGCCAGCTGCTGCGCGGCAACGTCGGCCAGCGATCGGCTGACCGACTGCAGGAACGAAACCGCGGCCTCCTGCAGCGACAGCGTGCCATCGGCGAGACCGCGCAGCGCATTCTGCATGCCATTCTCGATACCGGATCGCAGAGCCAAAGTGAGCTGGTCGGCGGCCAGCCGGGTGTTTTCGAGCTGCTGGCGGAGATCCTTCACGCGCTCGATCGCTGCCGGATCGCCAGTTGCCTTGGCCAACTCCTCCATGCGAGGCACAAGTTGCTCTACCTCGTCGGCGGTGGACCGATGCAGGTCTAGCAGTTGCTGCCGCGCGGCCAGTTCGCTGACGAGACCGGCCTGCTGGGCGGCCTGGATACTCGACTCCTGCCGAGACTGCTCGCCGAAGATCCGGTCGACCTGGTCCTGGAGCTGCTGCAGCTCAGCCTTGGCCTTCTCGATTCCCATCAGCTTGCTGACCAGGCCGGCGCCTTCGGTGTCACCCGTGGCGAGCAGACGCTTCTGCAGGTCGCCGTACTTCTTCTCGATCTCGGCGCCGGCCGCCTCGACGGTTTGGCCGGTGGCCCGAAGGTAGTCCAGGTTGAGTTGCTTTAGGGTTGTGGCGTCTTTCTTTGCCTGCTCGTCGGCCTTCTTCTGCTTTTCTGCCGCGTCCAGGGTCGCCCAGGCGGCGCGAGCGCGGGCTTCCAGGGCTCCTGTCAGATTGCGTTGGTCCAGCTCGTACTCACGCAACGCAGCCCGACCCTTGCCGTAGGTCGCCGCTTCCTTCTCCAACTGCTTGACCCAGTCTTCGTTCTGCTTGGCCAGGCGCGCAGCGGCCTTGTCTTCGCCGCCTGATGGCGTGAAGGGTGTCTTGGTGGCGGGGCCTGTACCGGTGACCGTAGTCGCGGGTAGCGCCGCGACCTGGCCGGCACCATTCAGCACCGCGTCACGCTGGTCCTGCCATTGCTGGATCTGCGCTTGTGCCTTGCTGAGTGCATCTTCGTATCGCTGGATGCGCTTCTGGTCGTTCTTCTCGTAGGCCTCGTCGAGCGCGGACTGGACCCGCGCCATGTACTCGGTTTCCCGAGCGATGGCATCGTCCAAGCGGGGTACGTCATCACCGGCGGGACCGTTCACGCGCGCCGCAATCTCCTCCGCGACGAACTTGGTGACGTTGACGACGCCCGCAGCCCCCTTGGCCGCATAACCGATTGCAGTACCCAGGCCCTTGATCAGGAGATTCAGGCCCTCCACCACCGCCGGATCTTTCAGCACATCACGCAGGTCTCGCACGGCCTGAGTGAAGGTGTCGATGAACCCCGACTCGCCGGCCTGGATCTTCAAGTCAGTGAATGCGTTCTCCAGACGGTTGAGTTCGGCCTGCAAGCCGGTGGCCGCTTTCTGTGAGGCTGGCCCATAAGCTTCCTGCAGGGCAGCGCCGAACCGCGGCAGAAACTCGGCCGCCGGGATCATGCCCTTTTCCAGCCACTCGCTGAGCTGCTTTGTGTTGGTGCCCAGGGCCTTGGCGGCAAGCGAGAACGCGCCGGGAACGCGCTGACCGAGCTGCAGAACTAGCTCCTGGGTCTGGACCTTGCCCTTGCTGACCATCTGCTCCAGGGCGAGCAGGATGCCGTTGGTTTCCTGGCGGGTGAGGTGTAGCGCAGTGGTTGCCGAGGCGACGCCTTCGAAGATCGTGCGCAGGGAACTGCCCAGCTCTGGGGTTTCTTTCGCGGCCGCCACCAGGCGGGAATAGGCCTGGCTGGTATTGAGCAGCTCCAAGCCGAGGCGTTCGGAGACCTCGCGGACGTACTCCAACTCCTGCCTCGCCTTCGCCGCCGACCCCGTAGCTGCCTCCATGGTGTACAACGCCTGCTGCCACTGCAGGTTGGTGTTGACGACTTCCTTGGAGAAGGACGCTACGCCGTACCCAGCTACGCCTGCCACCAACAGGCCCTGCACTCGACGGATAGCCGCTCCCATGCTGTTGAGAGCCACGGTAGAGGTCCTGGCATCGTTGCCAATGCCATTGAGGACATCACGCCGCGCTCGGATTCTGTCCAAGGCGCTTGCGTACGCCGTAGCCTCAATACGACCAGCACGAAAGTGCTCGGTGAGCTGTCGTTCCTGGTCCGCCAATTGAGCGAGAGAGCGGTAAGTTGGATCAATAGCCCCGAGAAGCTTGCGGGCTGCCGCTTCCTGCCGAGAGGTCTCAGCAGCGGCGGCGGCTGCAGCTTCCGCCGCGCGCTTTTCCGCAGCGACCTGCTGGACACGGGCGCGCTCGGCGTTGTGGAAGGTGTTCATGGCGTTGGACTGCGCCTGAGCGCTATCCCTCCAAGCGGTGTTTCCTGCCTGGACAGCGGTATTCAGTCGCTGGGTGCTATCTGCCGCCTCATCTTGCGCAGACTTTTGCTGCAGCGATGCCGCGACCATTGCCTTGATTCGAGCAGCTTGTTGCTCTGCGGATTCGCCGACTTGGGTGATCTGACGGGATGCGTCGCCTGCGCGTTTACCTGTGGAGTCCAGGGATTGGCCAAGCCTGTCGACGGAGGCCTGGGCCTGATCGACGGCCCCGGTGGCCCCGACCTTCTGCAGATCCTTGCTGGCCTCGGACGCTTTGTCACTCACGCCATCCAGTGAGTGGCCGAGCTTGTCGATGGGCGCCTGGGCCTGATCAACGCCCCCGGTAGTCCCGACCTTCTGTAGGCCCTTGCCGGCCTCGGACGCCTTGGCACTCACACCATCCAGCGAGTGGCCGAGCTTGTCGATGGCCCCTTGGGCCTGGTCGACGGCGCCGGTAGCACCGACTTTCTGCAGGCCCGTGCCGGCCTCGGACGCCTTGCTACCGACATCCCTGATCGCGGCCGCCAAAGCTTCGACGGCAGCCTGGCCGTCTTTCATGTCGGCACGCAGCCGAAGGGCGATTTCGAGATCTCGATTTGCCATTTGCGAATCACATTCGGAGGAAGTACCCGAATGGTCGCGCGCGCAAGCAGTGAGGTCTTTTGGAAGACGCTAAAAAGCGGCCCGGAGGCCGCTTTCTATTTTAGAAGCTTCTGCAGGTGACGTTCAGCGTCCTGACCGCCCGCAAAAGCGAAGTTGACGTCGATCACCCGTTCAGCGCGTTCGCGCCGATGTCGTCGCTCCACCGCGTCGAGCTGCTGCAGGATCTGCCGACGAGTCATCTTGCCAATGTCGGCTACGGAGCCGTAACCGGCGGCGACGAGGTAGTCGATGGCGTCTGACCAGCGTCCCGCTTCCTGGCCTGCTTGGCGATGGCCTGCGCCGTCAGCAGACGTTTCTCGGCGCAGCGCTTGCAGAAAGGGCCATTGACGATCCACCACCACCAGACCAGTTCATAGCCGTCGTCTGCACCAAGCCCGCGCATCCACTCCATATCGACCGAAGCCGCCTTGGCAATCAGATGTACCAGGACCGAGAAATGATTGCCCAGGAAAGAAGGAACCGCCTCGATGCCCGGCCAGGGCGCGTTCGCTTTCGCTTGCTCCTCAAGGTCGACCAGGATCGGTTCCAACAGAGGGAGCAGCTCCAGCGACTCGAAGAACCCATACTCGCGCATCACCACGTCCCGGCCTGCAATGATTATCGTGCGGTCGGGGTGGATGACAGACAGGTCCTCTGCACCAGTGGCAGATTTCTTCCTGGTTACCTTCCGCGCCATGGTCAGGCCGCCTTCTTCTCGATGTATCGGCCATATCCACCGAGCATCGGATCACCGGCATTCAGCGGGTCATACAGGACACTGCCGGTCAACGGCAGATTGCCGTATTCCTCATGGATCATTGCCAGAGTTCCGACCGGGTTGAACTTGCAGCGGAACAAGTCGACCAAGACCGGCTTGCCGGTTTCGGTGTCGATGCCGTCCAGGAATAGCCAGCGCTCCGGAGGCCGTTGGGTGAACATCGTCAGCGCCACAGCTTCCTCGGACTCATAGGCGGCGCTTACCGCAGATGCTTGGGCAGTCAGGAACTCGATCAGACCGGCCGTGGCAGATTCGATCTTGTAGTCGGTTCCTGCGACGAGCGGAGTGCTCGACTGGGTGAGCACCAGATCGCTGATGAAGGGTTTTGCCAGGCGGAACACATCACCAACCGCAATCGGCGTGGGAAGCGCCTCGCCAGTTACCGTCACGCCGGGAATGGCGACCTGCTGCGCGTACAGCCCCAAGATCAGGTTGGGCAGTAGCCATTCGTCGAGCGTCAGGTTAATCGTCGCGGTCTTTCCGCGGTCGAGCTGGCCGTACTGCAGGCGATTACCGCTGAAGCTCTCGGTCACGTTGGTGGTTTCGGTGGCCAACTGCAGTTCACAGGTCGGGGCATTGCCCACCCAGGTCTGCTTCAACGCCTTGCCTTGAGCACTGCGCTCAGCCATCCAGATCTTGCCTTGGAGAGAAATCAGAGACATGAGGGGTTACTCCTTTGCCTTGCCGGCGGCAGCGGCCTGATCGGCCGGCGCAGCAATGCGCTTGTGGCGAATCAACCATTCTTTCTCGATGCTGGTGACACTGATCTCATCACCCGTCTTGCACTTCTGTTCACCATGGGTGTGATCAGCGATCAGAATGACCTTCTCCCGCTTCACTTCAGCGGTATCGGCGACTTGCTTGGTGCTCATGGGTCTCTCCCGATGGCGTGTTGAGTGGAATAGATCTCGCCCCAGAGGAGCGTGGTGTCGTCAGAGTCCAGCACCTTGCCGGTAACGAACTGGGTTCCCCTGGCCAAGGGCAAACTGGGTACCCAGCCCACCATCGCGCCGCGAACCTGGTCGAGAATCGACTGGAGATCGTCGGCCGCATCGGCCAACTGGTCGTATCGGTAGCTGCGGACGGCCAGCACAACGCCGAACAGCGCGCCGACGCGCTGCCGGGCGGGCCCACCGCTATTGCCGGTTGGTCGCGGCTCACCGCTTTCCTCGGCGAGCAGCACATAGGCGGCCGGCGTTGGATAGTCCCGCAGCGCCTTAACTGCTCCGAAGTCCGCTGCCGTGCCGATCAGTCGCAACGCCGGCACCGTAGCGGTGAGGCGCTCGATGACCAGACGGTGATCGAAAGGAGCGTTGCTCACCGGAAGCTCCTCAGCTGCTGGCGATTGAATACGTTCTCGTCGGCATCGAAGCGAACATCGGCCAACATGGGATTGTTGGCGATCGGATCCTCGGCGCCGAGACTGAACGTGCCGTCGGCGACCATCTGCAGGAACTTCAAGGCATCCTTGTAGTTGCGCAGGATGGCGTCCTTGTCGTCTGAGATTCGGTCCTTGTGCAGCAGGTAGCGACCGATGTCGCGCACCCAGCCGGTAACCAGGCCAGGCACCGGACTCAGCGGCAGGCCGTAGCCTCGCTTGGCCAGGTAACCATTGACGATGCTTTCGGCCTCGGTCATGGCCTCGGTGATTCGCTCCAGGACGAGATCAACCCCCGCCACCTGCTCCGGCGTCCAGGCACTCAGATCTCCACCACGCAACGCGGCATCGAGGAGCGCGGAATCGACGATCTTCAGGTGCTGGGCGGTGGCGACTTGAGCCAGCTCCTTTGCACCAGGACGTTCAGCGAGGTGGACGAGAGTGATGTAGTCCATGGTCAGCTCACATCCTTCAGTGCAAACGAGCAGTGCTCGACGACCAGATTCGGATCATTGAGCAGTGCATCGACCTGGGCGTCGCTCAACAGCGAGAGTGCAATGCCGTGGCCTTCTCGCGTGAAGCGATGGCCACAGCGCCGGAAGCTATCCGGTACGGAACGGACGAACAGTGCTTCTACCTCGTCCTCACCTGCCGCTCCCTTGGCGCTGGCCATTGGCTGCAGAGCCGCGTCAGGCGACGGAGCAGCGTCTCCGCTCTGCTGGCCGAGCTGGGCATCCTGAGCAATGGTCTCCCCTGGCTGCTCCACAACCTGGGGACCGGCGGAAACCCCAGGCGGAGAAGTGAAATCACCAGTAGACAGGCCTGTGTCCGCGCTTACTGCTACGCCGGACCGCTCCTCGGGTTGATCTGCAGTTCTTTTCTTACCTGCCATTGCACACCTCCGTCAGGCCGCCAGCCACGGGGTGACAAGCACGTCCACCACGTCGCGGTTGATATTGGTGGCTCCAGCCGCATTGCGTTCGGCCTTGACCACTTCCAACGCCTGGCTGCGCAGCGATGGCGGAACGACCAGGAGCTTCGGTCGGATACCGAGTCGTTTGCCCTTATCTCCACGCAAACTCTGCATCGCCGCGTAGACATCGTTGAAGCTGCTCGCATCCAGCGCTTCCCTGGAGGAGTAGGCGAGCTGCCACAACCCGAAACCGGCATTCAAGCGCGCGTCAACGCCGTATACGTACTCCTTACGCATGAAGACGTTTTCGTCTTTCTCGGCGTCCATGGTCACGAAGTTGTAGTCCTTCCGCTTCTGTAGGATCAGCGGCTTCATGATTCGCGTGGTGTCGAGCAGGAACCACGGTGTGCCGCTGCCGCCCTGGAAGTTGCTGACGGAAACCTCGTTGCCAGCCGCGCTAGTTACCGGGTGGTCGGTGTCGAAGAAGTACTGGCCGTCGTAGCAGGTTTGAGTGAAACCACCACTGAGCAGCGCGTAGACGAGTTCCGCCGGGTGCATCGCGGAGTCCTGGCCCAATTGCCCCATCAAGGGGGTGAACAGCCCGTAGCTGTCGTCTTCGATGCTCTCGCGAGGAACACCTACGGTGTTCTCGAAGGTCTTGTTCTTGATGGTGTAGTCGTGCACGCCCAAGTTCTGGATCACTCGGTCGCCGAGCCATTCCCGGAACGCGGTCGAGTTACCGAGCCACCCATACTGCTCGGAGGCATTACCGGACGTCACGGTCAGCACGAACTGGTTGAAGTCAGGCTGAACACCTGCGAAGGCATTCTGGAACGCCGCGCGGTAACCGATGAAGAGGTTCCGCAGGTTTTGCTGGTTGATAATCATCTGAATGCTGCTCCTTAGATCTCTACCCAGACACCGCCGTCATCCACATCGCGGACGACGCCGGCAACCGAGCGGGTGTCAGTGGCAGAGGTCTTGGCGACCGTCTGATCGTCGACGATGAAGCACTCCTTGCCGATGTCGGCGCGGGTGATCTGGTCGGCCGAGGCACTGTTGGCGAGCTGGAATACACCCCGGCGGGTTTCGATACGCTTGGCGCCGGCGGCGCCACCGGTGTTGTCGACCTGCTCCTGGGCGATACCGCGCGCCGCAATGGTGGTCGACAGCGCTCCTGGTACGGCGTTGCCCGAAGCGTCGAGACACACCAGGCTGCCGGCAAAGATCTTGGCGTTGGCCGCCACCGGGTCGTTGAACTGCATGCCGTCGCGGCGTGGGGTGTTGCGGTCTTTGGTCAGGGCCATGATGCTCAGGCCTCCTTCGCGGCCTTGAAGGCCTCAATGGTGATACCCATGGCCGTGCATACGGCCAGTTCGTCGGCCGTCAGCCCGGTTTTCTCGTCCGGTACCGGAGGCTGGCCCCGAGTCTGCGAGCCGGACAGTGCAGCGATCGGCTGTGCAGCGGAAAGGTACGCAGTAAGAGAGGCACGGTTTTCCTTGCCCAACTCCCGAGCCCACTTTTCCATGCTCTTGTGCAGCCGGCCGTCTTCCAGTGCAGTCGCGATCTCGGCATCCAGTTCCTTCTCGTCGCGTTGGCCGAGTCGGATGGTCAGCGCCGCGATCTCGCTCTTCAGCTCATCGACGACGGTAACGGGAACATGCTTGGCCGGATCTACTGCGGTCGCTGCCTTGGCTTTCAGCCCAGTGCAGGCTGCAAGCATGGCGCTGCAGGCAGCAGTGTCGTCGAGGCCCAGCTGCTTGCGCATCGAGGCCAGGTCAGTGGTATGGGCGGAGAGCGCGGCGATGGCCTGCTCCTCGGTGGTGTTCTCGGCCAGGCCGAGTGCGGCAAGCACCGCTTTCAGCAGTGGATTCACGAGCGGTTCCTCGTTGGATGGATCGATGGTCAGTTGGAAAGTGGCTGCAGCGCGCTCGCTTAGGGCTTGCATGCCGTCGATAGCCGGGTTGTTGGTGAGCGCTCCCATCTGAAGGTCCAGGACGTCACCCGTCACGGGGTCGAACAGGAAGACAGGGCTGAAATAGCGATACTCGCCATCGGTGATGTACTGCTTTGCACGGGCGGTTAGCTCGACTTGGGCGAACAAGCCCTGGCCCTCACGCCACTCCAGGGCGCGGAAGAAGCCAGCAGCGGGTGCCGGCTGCCCGTTTTCCTCTTTCCACAGGGTCTGGTGCTCGTAGTCGAGCACCGGAGGCGTTTTCTTTGCCGCGAACCGCTGCACGACAGCCGCTGCCAACGCAGCGTCAATATTCCAGGCGGGGACTTTCATTTCCCGGTTGTCGCGCGGCTTGAACTGCCCGGCCGGGGTTACCTGCAGGGTGATGAGATTGCCCTCGGTCGGCGCCTGTATATCGAAGCTGCAGGCGGCGAGAGCTATGGCGGCGAGAAGGGGCTTCGTTTTCATGGCGCCACTCTGTGCGCCAGACACTTAAGCTGTCTTTTGGAAGGGGCGAAAATCGTGCGAAGCGGAAATTCTGGTGGCTCAGGCAATTTCTACCTGAGCCACTAAGAGGAACCCTCTTCAAATCGATTTATAAACGCCGTTGCTGCGCCGATCCGCATTGGAGTGGAACCACGGCAGCCAAATGAACCATGAAAGGCCTTCTTGGCGCGCTCAGGAGCTTTTCCCGGAAAGCGCTCGATCGAGGTGCTTCTGTGCGATCGCTAGCAACTCGTCATCGTCGCGGTTGCTGGTGCCTAGCCACGGCCGAGCCGGGATCTTGATAGTGTAGGGACCGAGGGACACCCACTGAGAGAAGTTCGCCCGACGTCTGTTCACGAACTGGGGGCTGACCTCGTTGGTCTTGGCGTCATGCCGGAAATACGCTTGCTGGCTGCGAGCCGCAATCTGTATTTCACCACCGAATTGATGAATCGCTGCATAGGCACGGTTGGACCCGACCGCCAGTTCGTCGTCGCTGGCCTGATATCGGATGGTGTTTTTCAGATAGCCATCGAGCACCAGGATCTTGTCCTGGTTCTTCCGCTTTCGCCGCTGATAGGTCGGGGACAACGCCTGCCAAGGCGTACCGTCAGGTGCGCTCTGGCTCTCGAAGCGTTCGTCCAGGGCGATGAGCATGTACTCGCCTATATCACGGAATATCGGGGCCGGGGAGCGCATGAGATCAGCGGCTGCCCTCAGCGCCTCAAGTACCTTCTCACTGCTGTATTCAAGGGTTACTCCAGCCACGTCACGCCTCCTGGTACAGCCGAACACCTTGGCGATATGGTGCCAGCGGTTGCTGCCCTGGCTGGACGACCGCGGCGCTCGCTGCCCAGCCGTTGGCGTCCAGCTCGACAACAACCTGGACGGGAGCCGCTTCGCCGCTTACCTGCAGGCTGGCCAGGTAACGTCGACGGACCACAGCCTTTTTCAGAGATTCGACCCAATCCAGCCGTACCCATATCTCTGCCGGACGCCGCAGTGCTTCAGCCGCCAGCATCAACCACTTCTTCGACATGCCGGATTCCGCTACTAGCAGATCACCGCCGACTCGGCTGGCAAACATCTCGCGCCCCACCACTACGCGCTGGCCGACTACATCCTGGAAGACGGCCGGCCTATCCAGGGTCGCGCCGAACGGCCGCAGGAAGCGTTTGATCGCGTCGGCATCGAGCATGTCCTGGTCCAGCAACTGGTTGGTCGGAACAGGACGAGGCGCAGGCAGCGGGTCAGAAGCCGGAGTGCTTGGTAGACCGGCCGGAGGCGTAGGCCCGCCATTGCGAGGCTGAGGCACCGCAGTGTCCAGTCTGGCTTGGCCCGGCATGTACTCGAAGCCGGGATCGATGCCTTCTGGTACTTCGACCACTCGCGGCCCGTCTGGGCTGTTCTGGCCGATGGTCCGGGCCTGCCACACAATCGGTGGTGCCTCGTCCGGGCCATCCTTGCCCATACGGCGTAGGTCATCCTCGCTGAGCGCGCGCACGCTGCACTGGCATCCCCAGGCATTGATCGGGAAATGGTATTGCCACCAAGGATCGTCCCAACGCAGGACCAGGCCATTCCAGGACTCATGCTTCGGTCTCGGATGCTCAACCGCATCGCTGTGCAGGTATTGCCAGTAAGGACGTTCCTCGCGCACAGCCATGAGCTGCTCCAGGCGACCGGCCATGTAGCTGCTGCGCATGTTGGTCTCGTAGATCACTCGACTGCGCCAGTTGCGCCCGCCCCGGTAGCTCCAGCCGTACTTGGCGACGATACGGTCGAAGTCACGGCGGAACTCCTCCAGCGTAGTGCCATCGGCTATTGCCTTCTCCACTGCCTGACGGAAGTCCTGCACCAGGTCGTCGCGGTTGGCGCCGGCGACGACGAAGGCATAGTCATGCTCGCGGGTGTAGATGTCCGTCCAGGCGTTGGTCGGCAGATTGAGCTTGCGCCGGAAGAACTGGTTCTGCTCGGCGAAAGGCAGTGAGGTTGCTCTAAGCGCCACCGGCCACCTCCTGCAGGATCTCGACTCGCCCCTGTAGCGCCGCAGCGGCCAGGGCCTGCGCCATCGCATCCGCGTACTGTTCCAGGGTCATGTCCGGAAGCAGTTGCTCCAGGCCATCACGGATTTCATCCAGGCTGGATGCACTCTGCACCAGCGCACGGACTTGGTCGATCCATCGGTCGGTGGTCGGGCGGAGCGCGTCATCCAACTGCTGGTCGGCGGTCTTCGGTGGAGGTGTCTCAGCGGTGGCCACCGCTTTTCCCAAGGCACGTGTGGGTACCTGCGCCGGCGGTACGACCGGCTCGGTCACGGTCGCGAGCACTTCCTCGCCCTCGGCTGGCTCCGGGATTGCCAGGCGCTGTTGCGCCCAACTGCGAGGGATCTGCATCCCGAGCTTCACCAATGGTGGAAGAGCTGTGGCGTAGGCGCTGAGGTCTTCGGCCTCCTGGACGTCGAAGACCAGCCGGGGACAGCGTGCCCAACTGTCGACAAGGCCATTCAGGACGGCAATCGGGTAGACCAGGTCACGACTGAGTGTTTTCGCCAACAGTTTCGCGTCGGCGTCCCGCAAGTCCTTGCGTACCTCGTTGTGGACATTGCCCAGGGCGTTGGTGGAGGTCTTTCCATCTGCTTGGCTGGTCAACGTGCCACCGAGGATGGCTTTTGACTGAGTTCGTTCGCACCACTCGATCATCAACTGGAACGCGGCCGGATCGCCCTGGGCTGCGTTCAGAAAATCCAGCTCCATGCCAAGAGGGATGATCCCGGCAGCGTTGTGCCCAAGTGCGGCCAGGGCGCGCAGCAGTGTGAGCTTCTCTTTCTCGGTGGCACCGGTCGGGTATTTACCGACCCGCATGGGGATGCCGTAGATCTCCAGAAACTCGGCCAGGTCGCCTACCGAGTAGTTCTTGAACAGGTAGGGCCAGACCAGGACACGGAACAGAGCCGAGCGCTCCAGATAACCGCTCTTGGACTTGTGAACGTGCGTGATCCAACCGAAGGGTTGCAACGGCGTCCCTCCCGACGGACCACGCAACCGGATCTCTTGCCGAACGCCTCGCGGTAGTTGGAACCATGACTGGGGGCGATGGATGATCGCCTTGGGGAGCCAGTTACCATCAACGCGTTGCCAGCCGTCGAACTCCTGGCAGGCGAAGCCCTTGCCGATGGCGTCGGTGGTATCGAAGATTACCTCTTCAAAGTCGTCCAGACCTTGCATGAGGTTGTACAAGGCCGCCGCAGCTTCCTTCTCCTTAGCTGTTGCGTTGTCGGGTGGAACGATGTCCCAGTCCAACTGAGCCACCGCGCGGCGCCGCTTGGACATCTCGGCGTGGATATGGCCATCCTTCTCCTCCATATCTTCGAACAGCTCATATTGGGCGACGATGTCACCTTGCTCGGCGGAGTCGAGGAGCGAGGCAAGCCTTGAAGGCGTGAGTCCACGAGATGGGTGACCAGCGACCTCATGGTGCAGGCTGGTCAGTTGGGCGGTCTGGGGCTCACGGATCTCGTTCAGGCGCAGCGGCTGGCCGTCGGGGCCGAGAATCCGGGTCATAGTCACCATGCTGAAGGCTCCGGTAGCTCGATATCGTTGTTGTGGTCCTGGACGTTGTCGAAGCCGCGGCTATGGCGTGGCAGCGCCGTGAAGGCGATCTCGCCACCCTCCATGTAGCTGGCTCGGACGGCCATGACCAAGGAAATGGCGGCGTCCCCGTGACGCTTGCCCTTGCCGCTGGCTGACTCCAAGTCCTTGGTGCGGCCTTTGTCGATGACAGGGATGCCTTTCTCGACCTTGATCGAGAGCAGGTCATCCAGCTCGGTCTGGTGCCGCGGAATCTCCAGGTTGAATGCCTCGAATTCGCCCTTGAGCTTCGGCATCCAGGTGGCGTACCAGGCCAGGTTGAGCTGCACCTGGTCGACCATCCCGGCGCCGTACTTCAGCGCAGCCTGCTCGGCCAGGTAGCCGCCGTTGCCGGTGGCGTCGAAGGCCAGTCCACTGAGTCGCGGCAGGCGATCGCAGATGAAGCGCATGATGTCGCGCTGAGCTTCGTAGGTGAGGTTCCGTAGCTCGACCTGGAAGGGGACGCGCTTGCGCAGGGTCGGCGAGATCGCCAAAGGCGTGAAGACGGTCAGGTCGCCGCGGCGCGCGAAGTCCTCGCCGAAGGTGTGGCGGTCCTGGTCGCTAAGGCGGGCCAACTCTGGCAGGAGGTTCTCTTCGCACCAGGTGCGAACCTCCGCCTCTCGCAGCTCTGGCGTCCAGCTCTCGAAGCCGGCCGGCGCCTCGTAGCGGTGAATGCGGATCGAGTGGTCGGCGACCATCGCCTGCTCGATGAGCACCCGCGACAGGTAGGCGCCGCCGGACTTTTTCGGGACGCAGCCGTACTCTTCCTCGGCCGACTCGATGTTGGGGGCGTTCTTGTACAGACCATCACGCCAGGCTTTCTCGGACTCGGGTGACCAAGCCTGGCCCGTGACGTAGCAGATGCGCTTGTACAGTCCCTCAGCAATCGCGTCATCGAGGGTGATGCGGTGGATGCTGTAGTCTTTCCGGCCCTCTCGGGCATCCTGGATGTAGGTGTTGAAGGGGTTGTCGACGCCGTTGTGAGTGCTGATCAGGCGCACCTTGTTGCCCCACATCGTCAATGCCAGGGCGGCCTTCAGCAGCTCCTCCAGGGACTCATGGAACGCTGCTTCATCGATCACCACGTCGCCCTGCAGGCCGCGCAGGTTACTCGGCCGGCTGCTCAGGGCCTGGATTTTCCGCCCCGTTTTCGGGAAGCGGATCATGTAGGTCAGGATCTCTTCCTTCTTCCCTTCGTCCCAGAAGGTCTGCTCGTAGACGTCGGCCTCTGCCAGCTCGTTGAAAGCACGGGCGAACAGAGCACAGGCGGCGATGTACTCCAACGCCATCTCCTGCTTGCTGCCGACGTAGAAGGTGTTGCAGCCACCTCGGCGCCGCGGCTTGGCGGCATTGATCACGTTGCGCCCGGCCTCGGCCCAGGTCAGGCCGGTACGGCGGGACTTCTCCGCGATCATGATCTGGCTCTCGTCCTCGAACCAGCGCTGCTGGTACGGCAGGAAGACGGGCTCATTGGCCGGCTGGGCTTCGGAGATTTCCTGCGGCACGTCGACGCCGAGCAGCTCCATCTCCTCGGCCAGGTCGATCTTACGCGGGGCACTGGTCGCAGTAAGCCTCTTACCCAGCTCGGCAGTGGTTGCGCGCATGGCCATGTCAGGCTTTCCCCAGGAGGATGCCGCGGATTCGGTTTTCGAGCTGCTCGCTCATCCCGTCGCTGCCACGCTGCTCTTCCAAGCGCTGCTCCTGCTCCTGGAGCAGCTTCTCGCGGGCTTCGCGCTCGATCTGGCGGCGCTCCTCCATACTGGCTTTGCGGGCCTGCAGGACATCCTTGGCTGCCCGAGCCAGCTTGCGGACGTCCTCGATGTCGACCTCGTCCTCGGTCTGCGCAGCGAAGGCCGCATGGGTCGTCAAGGTGGTGATTGACTGCACCAGGAGCGCGCCTGCACGCTCGTCGGGGTTCTCACCCAATTCCTCAACCAGCAGGCTGGCCATCGCTTGCTGCTCGCGCAGGCGCCGGGTCATCTCGTCGAAGCTGACCTTGTATCGGCCGATTGCTGAGCGGCTGGGCTTTTCCTTGCCTGGGAAGCGCTCCTGCAGCTGCTCGATCAGCTCGTCCAGGGTCAGGCGGTTCTCGCGCAGGGAGCGCTCGATGAACGAACGCACATCCGGTGGCAGCTTGTCGATGCTGGACTTGCGGCCCATGGTCAGGCTCCCGGACGCTTCACGCCGTCCACTCGGGCGCGGCCGGCGGCCACGTCGGCGCCGCGCTCAGTCAGCTTCGCGACCAGCACTGCGCCGTTGCTGACGTCCTCGATCTTCACCAGTTGCTGCTCCTCCAGCCAGCGCAACTCGCCCTTCACCTGGTCGCGACTGGGGTCATGCCCCCACTGGCTCAGGACGGCGTGCAGTACCGAGCTATTGGCCTGGTAGGTCGGCATTTCCGCAAGGATGCGCAGGATCACCAGGCGGCGGTCCTGGCTGATGAAATCGGAGTAGTTGCTAGTCATGGGCGTCTCTCGCTGAGCAGGTAGTCATTGATGCGATCAACCGAGCGAGTCAAAGGGTCCAGCGCTTTGGCCAACCCCGACAGCTCGGCGCGCATGGCTTTCATGTCGCCGGCCAGCTCCGACAACTGCTGGCTGTCCGGCAGGTGGAGCATCTGCTGCTCCAGGGTGAGAAGTCGGTTGTCCTGGGATGAGAGCCGATTCGTCAGGTGTTCGGCCTCGGCCTTGGAGCTGGAACGACGCGCAGCAGCCAGCGAGTACAGGCCCACCGCCGCGGTGAATACGAACTGGCCGGCGCGCAGCACGAAGTCCAAGTCCATCAGTGAGTTTCCTTGTCGTTTACATCGAGCAGCGCATTCAGTTGCGCCAGGTTGGTGAGAGACCATTTCCCGTAATCGCGGGCATGGGCCAGGATGTCAGCCGCGCTGACACCGCTTTCCAGTAGTTCGGCGTCAGCGCCGGAGGCGGGCCAGGCCGTTTCTTGAGGGCTGGCGGCAGTTCTGCAGGCTGCTGGGGAGGGCAGATCGGCGCCGAGGGCGTGGTTGTAGTCCCGCAGCCAGCCGCAAGTGACAACGAAGCGAGGAGCAGGCACAGGGGAAGCACCTGGTGCCGGCCGGTATTGAGTCGAGACATGGGCGATACGCTCCGATAGCTGTTGCTGGAGGGCAGTGAACTGGTCCTGGGCTGACAGGAATCGCGCTTCCGCCTGATTCGCGCGAGTGACCTGCTGCTGGAACTGCAGGAGGTTGTCCTCAGCGATCTTGGCCAGCTCGTTGGAATGCTGCAGCTGCAGATTGAGCAGCGCTGCGTCACCTTCGGCGCGAGCGGTGGCGTACCCACGGTCGTAGCTTGCGGAGCCGTGGATCACTACAGCTACGCTGTACAGCACCGCAATCAGCGCGATCCAGAACCAGTTGGAGCGCAGGAGACTAAGGATGCCCATGGAGCCCCCTTTGCCGACGGTACTTGCGCGCCTTGCGTTTTGCCCGAGCCACACCGGACTTACCATGCCGCTCGCGCGGCACTGGCGAGCAATACAGCTCAGGTGCCGGTAGGAAGTCGCGACTGCCTGCGAACAGCCGCTGAATCACCGCCAGGTCGAGGTAGGTAACGTTCAGAGCCAAGGTGATGCTGGAGGACAGTCTCACAGGGTGTACCTCTCTCCGCACACGCCGTCGCCCCACTGCAGGTAGATCCGCTCATAGCGAAGCAGGATGAGGCGCGGGTAGTTGCGGTTCTCGCGGAAGTTGGCGGCCGAGCGCCCGGCGTTGAAGCGCTCGACGGAATCGAACCAGGCCAGCTGGTCGGCGCCGGATGCCGAGGCCAGCCTACGGTCGCGATTTACCCACCCCTGGCCGCCGTTGTAAGCGGACAGTACGAATGCCCAGCGATCACACTCGCTGGAGGCCTGGTTTCGGTCGTAGAGCCAACGGTCGTAGGTGACCAGCGCGCGCAGTGCCCAGCCAGGATTGAACGGCTGATTGGTGCCGAGGGCGGCCGGATACAGGCCGGCGATCCACTCCGCGGTTCCGGGCATGAACTGCGCCAGACCCTGGGCACCAACAGGCGAGCGGGCATCAGCACGCCAACGGCTTTCTTGGTGAACCTGTGCGGCAAAGGTGGCGATCGGTGCCGACAGGCCCCATTCAGCATGGGCGCTGCGCACCAGGGTGCGCCGGTACTGCTCGGCGGCAGTGGGGATGCGATCCGTCGCGAAGGCCGGCTGGCAGGCGCTCAGCAGGCCCAGCAGGCCGAGGGTGAGCAGGCGCTTCATCCGAAGAAGCCTCCCCACCACACCAGGGCCGTCATCGCGATCACGTCGAACACGCGCTGCTTGAAGCTGATCACGTTGGTGAGGCCATCGCACGCATAGGACGTAACCAGGACCACAGCGGCCAGCACGATCCAGATGATTTGCGGGGCGCCCATGGTCAGAGCCCCAGCGTCAGGCCGAGGATGCAAGCCAGTACGATCAGCCCACGGCGCAGCCAGGCGCCCACGACAACCAGATTGGCTGAGCACTCATGCGGGCGAGCCACGTAGGGAAACAGGCTGCGATCGATCCAGTAACCGGCCACCGCGCCCAGGGTCACTAGGACAAGTTTGTAGGCGACGACCTGGAGCTGCTCCGGGCGAATCGCGGCGAGGATGATCAGCAGGACGAGGGTGACCAGCGTCCAGCTGGTCATACGCGGCGCGCGGCGGCGCCGGGGTTGCGGCGATGACATAACGATGCTCCCGATGGGGCGGCCATCCTTGGCCTGACTGAAGGTCCTACCTGCAAGCAGGTGTGACGATCATCCCCACGGGGGAGCAGAGTGTATTTTGGAAGGAGCGAAAACCAATCCGAGGGAAATTCGCCGCCTTGGCGTTCCGTTTTTATTGCCCCGTAATTTCTCGGTATCGCCGCTGGTACTCCTCGTAGGGCAATTGCATACGGTTCAGCTCGTCGAGCTGGGCGTCGACAGAACGCGCAGAAGCTGATGCGGGCCCGTCTGGGGCATAGGCGCGTGGTGGCGCGTACGGCTGCTGAGCTGGGGCCTCAGCCTCATAGGCATAGGTGCAGCCGCGCTGCATCTTGGCACCTGCCAACTGGGTCAGGCGCTGATTGGCACTGTCGACTGCTGCGTCCTTCTCCATCAGGTTGCCGATCCCGAAGTCGCCCAGGAAAGACAGCACCGAGCGTCCGTCGAACTCGCTCTCCTCACGCACGTGGGTCAGGAAGCCCTGAACCTTGGCCTGTTCCAGGTCAATCTCGCGGCAGCTCATGGTCTGCCGTTCGAAGTCAGTCAGTTCCGGCTGTCGGCCATAGTTTTTCGTGGAGCATCCGGCCACCGATAGGCTGACCAACATCACTGCCCCAAGCAGTACTTTGAAATCCATTCCTCCCCCTTATTCATCATCCTGCTTTCTTACCAGTGCGACGCGCGAACGCATCGCTCGTCGCCTTGAGTGCGGCCTGAGCGTCGGGCGGGCTATGCCGGTAGTTGTCCAGCAGGATGCGCTCGTCAGGTGCTAGCTCAGCGGGACTAGGCTGCGCTCCTCCTCCGGTCAGAATCCAGCCAGGATCAGCCCCGAAACAGCTATGCAACGTTAGAAGTGATGCTCCGTCAGGCAGCGCCTCATTGCTTTCCCAGCGCGCAACAGTTTTGCGATTCACCCCAAGGCGCTCCGCAAACTCCCCCACACCTAGTCCACCGCGTATTTGTCGGATCCGATCCCCGATGTTTTGAGGCATAAAAGTCCCTTGACTATGGGACTTTGATGTCCCAATATCAATTCACACCAAAGCACTGCACATGCATTGGTTTATTAGCAATCTTTCAGCAGATAGGAACCCCGTCATGAACGTCCCGTATCCGCTCCCCACTCGCACGCCGTACACCGGCGAGCGCGTTAAGGAACTCTTCCGCGCCGCCGGTATAACGATCTCGGCCTGGGCCGAGGCCAACGGCTATCCCCGTCACCAGGTGTACATGGTCATCAACGGCCAGTTCAAAGGCCGCCGCGGCACCTCCCATGAAATCGCCCTGAAGCTCGGCATGAAGCTCTCCGTCGAGCAACTCGCCGCCTGAGAGGAGTACAGCCATGCCTCGCTTTCAGCCGCCGGTCGAGCACATCGACCTGACTCCCGCTCCGATGGACACCTGGCGCGCCGCGCTCGATGCTCTGATCGCCTGCGCCCCTGGTGATACTTCGGACATCGCCTGGCACCTGGCCGATGCTCACCAGAGCAGCCTCCTGTTGGTGGACCGGACCGTAGCATCGCCAGGCGCCGAGCGCCTGATCGATCGCCTGATGCTCATCAGCGCAGGTCGGCTGCTCAACCATCGCATGAGCCGCGAAGAGGCCCACCAGATCAGCTTCCGCCTGCTTGAGCACGCTCGGCAACATACCGCAGCACACCAGCCAGATCCCGATGCGGCATCTGCCATGTCTCGCCCGACTGCGCGTCAGCCAGCGTCTCCAGGTCACAGGCAAGACCTTGCAGGTCAAGGCCGTGATCAATTGCCAGACGACGTGCCAGGGCAACAAACGCCGAGCGCATCGACGCATCAAGAACCAGGTGATCGGGGGTAGTCATGTCTGTCTCTCCGACGAGGGTGAATGTACCCCATCAGGCTGGCGTTGTCGCAATGGCTTTGCCAATGGTGAAAACAGCTATTTGTTTGGACGCCGACTACTGGGGCTTCTGGAGCGCCGTCCAATGAAGCGCCGGAACTGGAAGACCTGGGTGCCGCGCTCGCCCTGTGCATCCATTGAGGGCTGCGTGGAGCACGGTACGCAGAGGTACAACCGCGGGGTCGAGCGCCTCGCCATCGATCACCTGGGGCAGACCAACCAATCCAGTCTCTACAAGTGGATGGCCAACGGCCGATTGCCGCTGTGCCTGGTGGTGCCCCTGGAGAAAGCCACCGGCATTCCACTGATCACACGCTACCTGGCTGCCGCCCACGGAAAGCTCCTCATCGACATTCCGACTGGCCGCACGACCTCGCCCAAGGACGTGCAGCAGTTGCAGACCGTCCTGCATGACGCCGTTGGGGCGCTCCTGGCATTCCATGCCGGCAGCCAAGACCGGGACAAGACCTTGGACGCGCTGCGGGCGGGCCTGGAGTCCCTGGCCTGGCACCACGGAAACGTCACCCAACACGAACACCCCCAGCTCGAACTTGGAGATTCCGATGACTGAGAAACGCGTCAACGAAACCGCGCTCCGCGTCCTGCGCGTTCTGATCGCGCTGAAAGGACACACCTTGACGGGCCTTTCAAATGGCGAAGTCGCCAAGGCCCTTGGCGAGAGCCCGGCCAACATCACCCGTTACATGCAAACCCTCATCGAAGCCGGCCTGGCCGAGCGTAGAGAAGACGGCCGATTCGCTCACAGCGTCAGCATGCTGCAGATCGCCCAGGCCCATGCGGACCACGTCAGCCGCATGCAGAACCGCATCAACGAAATCAACCGCCGGGTCGCTGCCGGCTCCATGATCTGAGGGGATACCCATGGGACGTACTGCCACCAAACCGAAACCCGCAGTAGAACTGCCGGAGCTGGATAGCGCCGCTATCAACCAGAACATCGCCACCATGACGGAGCACAGTGCCGAGGTCATGGCGCAGTTCGGCGACGGCCTCCCTTACGACCGCATCCGCGTGGTCAATGAGGCGCGCTTCTACATGGCCCAGTCGGCAGAAGCCATGCTGGAAGCCGGAAAGCGCTTGATCGTGCTGAAGGAGCATGAGCCCCACGGCGAATTCGAACAACTGCTCCGGGAACAACTTGGTATTCCAGAGCGAACCGCGCAACGGATGATGCAGGCTTCCCTTCGGTTCCTTTCTCCCAAGCTTCAGGCAAAAGCGCCAACGTTGGCGCTTTTGGGAAAGAGCAAGCTATTTGAACTCTTGGCAGAGGATGACGAGAGCCTGGCCGAACTTGCTGATGGCGGAACGGTTGCAGGCCTCGACCTGGACGACATCGAGCGCATGAGCTGCCGCGAGCTGCGCAAGGCTCTGCGCGACCTCCGCGAGGACAAGGAAGCGCAGGGGCGCCTGCTGGCCAACACCACCGAGAACCTGCAGAACACCAAGCTCGAACTGGAGAAGACGCGCCGCCAGGTGGAAACCATGACGGCCGACCAGCGCGCGGCAGAGCTGCGTCAGGAAGTCACCTCCATGGCCTATGAGGTCGAGGTCGGGATCATGGGGCAACTCCGTGAAGGCTTCGCCAAGTTGGCCGAGCAGGCCGAGGAGCAAGGTGCCGACCATCGTGCCTTCCAGGCTGCACTGATCGTTCACCTGGAATCACTCCTGGAGGAGGTACGCAACGAGTTCGACCTGCCTGCAGAGCTTGGTCGCGACCAGGCACCCGACTGGGTGGGGGTCGATATGGCCGCGCTGGATGCCCAGTTCGCGGACGGGGTGGGAGCCTGATCATGGCCGTGTCTGCCGTCATCACCCAGCGCCTGGTTGACCTCGACCGGCAGCTACAGAGCGCCGGTCAGGGGCAGCGCACGGCGCTATGCAAAGCAGCCGCGGCAGAGCTGGGTCTGTCGCTGGCATCGCTGTACCGCAAGCTGAAGGATGTACAGGTGCGTGAGCGCGCACCGCGTAAGCGGCGCAAGGACTCGGGGCAGAGCCGCCTGGGGCGTGACGAGGCACTGGTGATCAGCACGGCGCTGATCCACTCGGCCCGACATAACGCGAAGCGCCTGTATTCCGTTGCTGATGCGGTCGAGGATCTTCGCGCCAGCGGCTTGATCCGTGCGGAGTCTGTCGACCGACGCACCGGAGATATCCGCCCGATGTCGATCAGCGCGATCAGCCGCGCGCTGCACAGCTACCGCCTGCATCCGTCCCAGCTATTGGCGCCGGAGCCGGTCACAGAACTGCGCAGCCTGCATCCGAACCACGTTTGGCAGATCGATGCGTCCCTCTGCGTCCTCTACTACCTGAAGCCTGGGGCGAACAAGAAGGCTAGCGGCCTGCAGGTGATGGATCGCAAGGAGTTTTACAAGAACAAGCCAGCGAACCTGGATCGCGTGGCCGCTGACCGTGTGTGGTCCTACGAGATCACCGATCACTACACCGGCTGGATCTACGTCCGTTATGTGATGGGCGCCGAGAGTGGCGAGAACTTCTGCACGGTGCTGATCGAGGCCATGCAAGAGCGTGGTGGAGCCGACATGCTCCACGGCGTGCCACGCATCCTGATGATGGACCCTGGCTCGGCCAACATCTCGGCGATGTCGAAGAATCTGTGCTGCTCCCTGGGCATCGAGGTCATCGTGCACGCGCCAGGCGCGGCGCGGGTTACGGGCTCGGTCGAGAACGCCCGGAACATCATCGAGCGCAAGTTCGAGTCGAAGCTGAAGTTCGAGCCAGTCAACGACCTGGACGAACTCAACGCCCAGGCGAAGAAGTGGCGCGCCCACTTCAATGCGACGGCGGTACACAGCCGGCATAGGCGCACCAGGTCAGAACTCTGGATGACCATCCGGGCTGACCAACTGATCAAGGCGCCCACGGTTGAGCTGTGCCGGGAACTTGCAGTGAGGTCACCAGAGTCTCGGAAGGTCACGGCCAAACTTCGTGTCTCCTTCGGTGGGTGCGAGTACGACATTTCGGTAGTCCCGGACGTGAACGTGAACGACCGCGTGCTTATCACCCGCAACCCCTGGCGCGAAGATGCAGTGCAACTGGTCACGGTCAACGAGCTGGGCCGTCAGGTCTTCTACGTCCTTCCCAAGGTCGAGAAGGATGAGGGCGGCTACGCGACCACTTCACCGGTGATCGGGCAGACGTTCAGCTGTCAGGCTGAGACTCCGGCGCAGAAGGCCCGCAAAGCTGTTGACCAACTGGCCTATGGCGTCGAAAGCGAAACGGAAGTGCAGGCTGCGCGCAAGGCCAAGGCCGTTCCGTTCGGCGGTGCCTTGAAGCCCTTCCAACATATCGACGACACCCAACTGCCCACCTTCATGCCTCGACGCGGCACGGAACACAGCTTGGTAGCCCCCATCGTGGAGGTTCCGCTCCTTCCGCATGTCGAGGCGGCCAAACGTCTACGCGCGCAGTTGGGTGAAGCCTGGACCACGGACTCGATGGCCTGGCTCAAGAAGACCCACCCCGAAGGCGTGCCGGAAGACCAGCTCGACGCCATCGCCAACCAGTTGCGCAAGCCGGCCCGGCCTGGCCTGCGCGTCGTAGGAGGCAACTGATGCTGAAACTCAAGGAAGTGCTTGCCGGGGTCAGCAAGACCCAGGCCGACCTGGCCCGAGCGGTCGACCTGAGCCCGGCGGCGATCGCTCAACTGATCAATCACGGCCTTTGGCCGAAGTCCCTCGACAAATCTCGCCTGTTTGGCGCGGTCGCGGACTTTCTATACGAGCACGGTGCGAACGATGACGACATCGCGCTGCTGGAAGAAGAGATGGAGCCCCGGCGCGCCAACGCCGAGGCCCCTGCAACCCCCGAAAACGTTCAAGAAAACGAGGAGTGCGACCCCATGGTAATGAACAAACAGGTACTGCTACCAGCGACGAAGAAGGCTTTCGACATCCGTCGTGACCCCTTCGAAGAGCTGCAGAGCGCTGACGACATGTACGTCAGCCCCGACATTCGCTACGTCCGCGAGGCGATGTATCACGTCGCCCGACATGACGGCTTTCTTGCGGTGGTGGGTGAGTCCGGCGCCGGTAAATCCACCCTGCGCCGCGATCTGGTGCACCGCCTGAACACCGAGAATGCTCCAGTGATCCCTATCGAGCCCTACGTCTTGGCCATGGAGGACAGCGATACCAAGGGCAAGACCTTGCGTGTCACCCACATCGCCGAAGCCATGATGGCTGCGGTTGCGCCACTGGAGCGGCCGAAATCGAGCCCGGAGGCACGCTTCGCGCAATTGCACCGAGCCTTGAAGGTCAGCCATGCCGCCGGCTTCAAGCACGTTCTGATCATCGAGGAGGCACACAGCCTGCCGATCGCCACGCTCAAGCACCTGAAGCGCCTGCGTGAGTTGGAGGACGGCTTCACCAAACTGGTCAGCATCATCCTGATCGGCCAGCCCGAACTGGGCACCAAGCTTTCCCCGCGCAACGGTGACGTACGCGAGGTGGTGCAGCGGATTGAGATCGTAGAGCTGGAGTCGATCCCGGTTGCTGCCGTGGAAAAGCACCTGGAGTTCCGCTTCGGCCGGGCTGGCAAGCAGTTGTCCGACGTGGTGGACGCAAGCGGTATCCAGGCGCTGATCGAGCGCCTGAGCACCAGCGGCCGCGACAAGACGAGCCAGCTCTACCCGCTGGCCATCGGCAACATGATGATCGCGGCGATGAATCTGGCGGTGCATGTCGGCGAACCGCTCGTCACTGCCGATGTGATCAGGGGGGTGTGAGATGAACGTCGTACCGATTACTGGCCGCCTCCCTGAAGAGCATCCGAAAGCTACCCATCTGCCGCTCTGCACCGTGCTGACGCCGGAGCTGGCCCGTTGCCTGGAAGCCGTCAACAGCGCCACCCGCGCCTTGCGCCAGGCCGGCATTCCGATTGAGCAGACGTCGTTACTCGATCGCCGCCTGTTCATCCGCGAAGAGGATTCGCTGCGGCTGCACCGCCGCTTCCGCAACGCCATCCGCGGCATTCGCCAGACCACTCGCGGGCTGGTCACCGTCCATGTCGTCAGCCTGCTCGGTGTTGACGTGGCCTGGACGACCCCGGTGAAGGAGCAAGACCAATGACCGTCATCACCCATGCCTACACCCCGCTGATGGACGTTGATTCCATGAGCGAAGAGGACTGCCGTCTGGCCCTGAAGGATGTTCTGCAGGATGGCTTCGCGAAGGACCAGCAACTGGTTGAGCTGAAGACTGGCATCCACAAGCTGGACAGGATGCTGGTCAAGCTCATCGACCTCTTCATCGCCGGGGACTTCTCCAAGCTGCATGCGGAGCTGCAGAGCATGGCGGCCTACCTCCAGGAGCAGCGTGCCGCCCAGAAGTCGGCAAGGAAGGTGCACTGATGGACAGCAAACTTTCCGCTTCCATGGCGGCGCTGCGCAAGGTCGTAAAGAGCCCACATCCGGCGATGTTCTGGCAGGAGACCATGGGGCACGTCGCTGTGGTCCTGGATCACCTGCAGGAACTGATCAGTGATGGCAGCACCGCTCCAGCCATCGAGGTTCAACCCGGCGATCACTCGGAACTTCGCCGCATTGCTGTCGCGCTCAAGAACCCACTGCTGAACGGCCAAGAGGCCTCGGACCTGATGGTCCGCTACGAGGCTCTGACCATGCCCGATCACATCATCGCGCTGATCGATGGGCTGCCTCAGCACGTTCTGGATAAGCAATGCCGCGACGACGTGGCGCGTGCGCTGGGATTGTGTCCGAACCAAGAACGCGGTTTCGCATGGTCCTACCTGCTGACATCGATCAAGTCGTGCGTGAAAGCGTCCGAGGATACCTGCCGGGCTCAGCACGGTGTGCCGGCGGGGTGGAAGCTGGTGCCGATTGAGCCGACCCCGGAAATGCTGGACGCACGCCGCGACTGCGAGGACGGAATGGACGGCTATCTCGTTGAGGATACCGAGTACTACTTCCCGGATCGAGGTGCGGTTCGCGACTTCCTGGCATGTGTCTATCGCGGCATGCTCGCTGCCGCGCCAGCGCCCTCGAAGAGGAGCGCTGACGATGAGCGTTGAAGCGTACATCCGCGGCATGGCGGCCCGTGGACTCAGCCGCTCGGCCGCCGCAGCGGCACTCGGGATGCACTGGGTCAAGTTCATGGACCTGCTCGAACGCATGCCAGATATCGAGTGGGGCTATCCCTACAAGTCCTTTGACCGCCGCAGGCATGCCAAGAACCTGAAGGGGTACCGGTTCCGGGATAGCGAAGGACGCCGACGGTCGGTGGCGGCCTTGCGGGCTGTCAACCAGGCGAGACGGCATGAGTACACCGTCTTCGGCGTCACCGACAGCTTGAGCAACCTGGTGAAGCGCTTCGGTTGTGTCGCCAAAAGCACTGTGCAGAAGCGCTTGGCCAAGGGCATGTCCATCGAGCAGGCGCTTACGACGCCTCGCTCTGACCATCTTTCTGGCTTGAAGCGTAAGCCAGAGAGTCATCCCTGGAAGCGTGCTGAGCGTCGAGGAGTGATCAACCACCGTGAACGCCAACTCAAGGCGAAACGGGATCAACGTCAAGCGGAGGCTGGCTATGACTGAGCGCCGTCTCAGATGCCGGCGCTGCCGCTGGATCGGCGCGCTTAGCGATCTCCGTCCGGTGCCGCACCCGAAGGAGTCTTGGCGTAGCGACAACGTCTGCCCGCGCTGCGGGTGCAAAACCTTCACTCCGATTGAGGAACCCTCCCATGGCTGAACAAGCAGTGCATGTTCCCGCCGGGTACCGCATGGACGCCAAGGGGCGCCTGGTACCTGAAGAAATGATCAAGCCCATTGACCTGGAGCGCGACCGCCTTGTGCAGGAGATCGTCGCCAAGGGGAAGGCTCTGAACAAGGCGTTGCTGGATTTCAAACTGGCAACATTCGGCGATATCGAAGCCTTCATCACCCTGTCGGCCGAACAGTACCAGGCGAAGGTAGGAGGCAAGAAGGGCAACGCCTCTCTGGTCAGCTTCGACGGTCGCTACAAGGTCATTCGGGCCATGGCCGACAACATCGCCTTCGACGAGCGCCTGCAAGCGGCCAAGGCGCTGATCGACGAGTGCCTCCACGAATGGACGGAAGGTGCTCGCGCGGAGGTCATCACGCTGATCAACGATGCTTTCCGTGTCGACCAGGCAGGGAACATCCGCACCGGCAGCGTGCTCGCTCTGCGCCGCCTGCAGATCGATGACGAACGTTGGCAGCGTGCAATGCAGGCCATCGGCGAGGCTGTCCAGGTCGTGAGCACCAAGGCGTACGTGCGTATCCAGGAGCGGGTCGGGGACACCGACCAGTACCGCTCCATTCCTCTTGATATCGCGGGGGTGTGACATGGACCAGGACCGTATCCTCGACAAGATCAAGAAGTGTCTGGAAATGGCCAAGGGGCGGGGTTCGAATCCGAACGAAGCCGAGATCGCACTGCGTCACGCTCACAAACTGATGGAAGCCTACAACCTGGAGATGGGCGACGTGCTGGCCAGCATGGCTGGCGAAGCCAGGGTTCCCGCCGGTTCGGATGGCAAGCCGCCAGCCTGGCGGGTGCGCCTCGCACAGGTGTGCTGCCATGCCTTCGGCACACACCTGATCATCTGCACCTCCTGGCGCGAAAGCGCGTCGTTCCTGTTCGTTGGCTGCGCGGCGGCGCCGGAGCTGACGGGTTATGCCTACCAGGTTCTGGAGCGCCAGTTACAGAAGGCGCGCAAGGACTATCTGAGCACGCAGAAGCGCTGCAAGCGTTCCACCAAGGTGGCTCGTGGAGATGCCTTCGCGCACGGATGGATCGAGGCCGTGTACGCCAAGGTCGACCAATTCGCGGGCGTCGACGACAACATCGCAGACGCGATTCAGGCGTACATGGCGAAGCACCACGCTGACGTCGGCAAGTTCGAGATGAAGCGCCGCAAGCTCAAGGCACGTGACGAAGTGGCCAGTGAAGCGGGGTATGCCGCGGGCAAGCGCGCGCGGCTGCACCAGGGGATCGGGCACCAGGCCGTGGCTCGGCTTACTCAGGGGGTGTGAGATGTCGCAAGCCAATCCGTTCATCCGTCCTGACAAGGACTACGGTGCAGTGAGTGCTGATGATCGCCTGCGCGCTCTGGACAGCTTCAATCTAGAGCAATGCCGTGCTGCGCTCTCGGTACCTGGTCTGCAGAAGACCGTCGAGAAGAAACTGCACAGCCGCATTCGACAGCTCAACAAGGAGGCCAGGTGATGGAGCGCTACCACTCAACGGCCGGCGATCCGCCTCGGCGTGATGCTGACGTAAAGCGACAGGAGGCCCAGGAGCTGGACGAACTGGTTCAGCAGTTCTTGGCCGGCGGAGGGCAGATCGAGAAAGTCGGGTACAAGATGCGCGAGCTGCCGGACACTTTCGTCATCAATCCCATGAAGACGCCGGTATACAACGGAGCCCTGGCCGAGAACTCGTCGCTCAAAGCCAAGCCTGCCGCACCGCGCACGCAAGCAAAGACCGAGCCCCAACGCTCACCAGCGCCCGTGCCGGCTTTGCAGCCGGCTCCTGGCGTGAACCCGAAGGTCTGGTTGAGCCGGATGATCGCCGCCCAGGCGCTGCTGGCCGCGCAGACGGCCAGGCTCGCTCGCGAACCGGGCGTCAGCGATGCTGAGCTGCGCCGGCTGGGTCGTCGGCATGGTATGGAGGTGTTCCATGGCACTCGCTAGGGGGCTACTCAGCAAGATCCACATCGCTCGTCAGCAGCTCGGCCTGCAGGACGATGTCTATCGGCAGAAGCTGCAGGTGATGTTCGGCAAGGGGTCGGCGCGGGATCTGAACCTGCGCCAGGCCGAGCAGTTGCTGACGGAGTTCAAGCGCCTGGGCTGGCAACCACAGCCCAGCAAGCGAGCCGCCGGCAAGCCGCACAATTGGCGGCAACTGCCAGCGGAGGTCGAGGTGATCGAGGCTCAACTTACCAACATGGGGCTGCCTTGGAGCTACGCCGATGCGATCGCCAAACGCCAGTTTGGCGTAGCCAAAGTGGCCTGGCTGAAGAAGCCTGAACAGCTCAAAGCAGTGTTGGCTGCCCTGCATGTTGAGCAGGAGAAGCGAGGGCTTTTGGGTAACGTGGAGGAACTGCTCAAGCTGCTCGGCGAGCGTGATCCAAACTGGAGGGCGGATCTGGAACACCTGCCCAAAGGCTGGGAGCGGCGACGTCCAATTCTCAAGAGCCTGGTCGAAACACTGCGTGCAGCAGCGTCTGCTCGGGGGCTCTTGTAATGCAGTTGCAATGCCCCTGCTGCGCCGAGCAGTTCCCGGTAGAGGTCCAGGCCCTGGCCGCTTCCTCAAAGCGGCCGCAGGCCGGTGGACCCAGCACCCAGCAATTACTCAAAGACCAGGTCGGTCGAGTTCAGTCCGATATCGTGGTGGGGCTGATTACTAAAGAGGATGAAGAGCGCCAGATCGCGGCACTGAAGGGGGGAGCATGAAGCAGAGTTCGATTCTGGCGGAAACTCGCCATGAGCTGCTGGACGATATTGCTGCACATACTGCAACAGTACTGTCTGAACATGGTATTGACGCTGGCCTGGCTGAACAGGCCGGCCACGCGGTAGCTGATCATCTGGCGAACCAGTGGCGCGGTGCCACGCTATACATCCCCTCCGACTATCGCCACCAGGTTACCAAGCGTGATCTCCAGATCCTCTCAGAGTTCAACGGTCGTAACCATCATGCCCTGGCCCGGAAGTACGGACTGACGCCCAGCTCTATATATAAGCTGTTAAAGCGTATTCAGGATCGGAAGTTCGAACGTGACCAGGGCAAACTGGACCTCGGCGACGGCCTGGCCTGA